TGAACCAATGACGCAAGCAACCATTGTTTATTTCTCAGCAACTGTTTCCTTTATATTTTTATGTGTTGGTGTGATTGCTGGGTGGACAGCAAACGAAAAACTCCATGAATACATGTATCGAATGCAGGAAGATAACATTCATCCAGAAATGTTAGACGGAGACGGTCAATGGATCAACGAAGAATTACTCTCAGTTCGCTTCGTAGATGAAGAGGAATTTGAAGAGGAATAAATACACTTATGATATTAACTAGGTCATGCAATTATTACTGAATGAAGTGCTGCAAAAAATAAGCAACGCTAAAACTAAGACACAAAAAATTAAACTTTTACAGCAGCATAATTCTCCAGCACTCAGGCAAATTCTAATTGCCAACTTTGATGAGAGCATTATTTCTATGCTTCCAGCTGGTGATGTTCCTTATGAAAAGAATGAAGCACCTGAAGATACAGAGCATACGAAACTTGTCCACGAGTATCGTAAACTCTATCTCTTCTTTAAAGGTGGAGCAAACGTATCTCAAAGTCGTCGCGAAACTTTATTCATTCAACTCCTTGAAGGTCTCCACCAAGGAGAAGCAGAGGTGTTGTGTCTAATGAAGGACAGGCAGATTGGCAAGCGTTGGAAGATCACTAAGCAGTGTGTGGAGGAAGCATATCCTCAGATTCAATGGGGAGGTCGCTCTTGAATTTACTTAATGAAAATTGTGATCCTAAATTAGCAGAGGATACATCACTACCATGCACTGCTTATATTATTGAATATAATACTGAAGGTGGTGTTCAACATGACATTGTTATATCTGCCAAGCAATCAGAAATATTTGATTACTACTGGGATAAGTATCATAGTGTGATTAGTATGAAACAAACAGAGGGTAGAGCTAATCCTAAACTCTGGCAAAATCCTAACAAGAAAAGCAAATGAGTGCAAATCAAAAGGGTAATTGGTGTATTTTTTACCGCAAACTATCTGAACCTACAGTCTGGCATACAATGAAGACATGGAGGAAGGACGGTGTTCTTGTATCTGCTAAAACTTATAACGATGTGTATAAGTTTAATAGATTTAGAGAAGCATTTGATTTTGCTAAGAATTTAATCACTGGTTCTGGAACAATTCCTGTCTATGACGCACAGGTCAAGAGAGTTTGTCATGCGAGAGGAGATGCATTTTATCTAGCTGGAAGTTGACTTGCTACCATAAATAAAGTATGGTATAATTACCATACGTTCATCCCCCGTAAGGAGGACGCAAGTAAGTCGCGGAACGGAGCCGTTCATCCCATGTTAGAACTATTATTCTATTCATCACTCACCTGCCAACAAGCTGATACAATCATGCTTAAGATGAAAGCAAATGAGAATATCTCAAATGCTTTTAAGGTAGAGTTGATAGAGACCGTAAAGGAATCTACCCCTGAGTGTTTCTGGGACGCACACGACTGAAGGAACGGGGATTAAAAACCCTAACTTCAGGAGACTGACAAATGAACACACTAAACATCATCAGAAAGCAGATCAATAAAGTATCTGCTCTTCACGACGCACAGATTACACACACTTCATACCGTGGTGTTGAGTATACTACACGTTGTGTCGAATTAAAGGAACCCCACGGCACATTCTGTTATCGTGGTCGTACCTACAGTAAGTGAGTTACTTGTAAACTTGTAGACGAAGGGTTAACACCCTTCTTTTTTTTATCTAAAATTTTTATGGAATGGTCTGAAATTTCAGAAAGACAATATCATGTTTCTCGACACGATAATCTGTGGGGAAACTGGGAGTTTCCAAGATCCGATGGTAAGTTGCATTATGAATGCAGACTTTACTTAAGAGATATTCTTCATTTACTTACAGATTCTAGGTTAGAGACTATAGATCTATGCGATATTGCTTGGAAAGGAAAACATCATCACCCCCATAACACTGGTGCTAATTGTTTTTGTTGTCCTCCTACTAGACCATCAAAGTATCATGCCGCTGATCCATCATACCCAGGAATTGTTTTAAAAAATGCTGTCAATCCATTCAATAATAAGTATAGGATGGTAGATGGTAGGCATAGAATAATGAAGTTATTAAATGAAGGAGAAACATCATCTCAATATTATGTTCTTGACTATGATGAGGTTAAAGATTATATTGTTGCAAAAGTATTTTGTCCTATAGAAAAGAAAATGCTTTTAAAGAAAGCAGACCTATAAATTTTGTGCCTATTTATTTTTAAGCATATTTACGGATGCTAAAATGTTATGAAACCCTTATAATTAGTTATAGAAATGAGGATTAGTGATGTAAAAAATAACTCTTAGTTATGATTTAGTTTTATTCTATACCAAGGAGGTTTATCATGCATAATCTAATACCATTCAATCAATTACACGAGTGGAGAAATTTTGAATCATCTGTAAAACAATCACAAGAGGAACTAGAAACAATTAATGAATACTATGAATGCTTAATCGAATGTCGAGAAGGTCAGTCATTATGTAAACGTATTTGTAGGAGAATCTTAGTATAACATCATCACGGGGGGTTGCGACCCCTCTTTTTTTGTGCTATGATGTGTTGATACTACCCATAAATATATGGATATTGAATCTGATTGGAGATACAGCGATGAACGTATGCTTCTTCGTGCTGATGTGTTTATTAAATTGAAACACTATTTGAAATTAAAAACAGGAAAGCATCTGTATGAATTCTGTCATCATTGGGTATCCCAGGGCAATAAATCAACCGAGGGTGCTGAAGAAGCATTCCTTCAATACTTAGAAGAGGTAATCAATTGAGGTTTAAAGACACAATTAAAGTAGCAAAGAAAGCGATTAAGCTTGCGGATAAGAATCCGATGATGTATACTGATGAAGAGATCCATTACATGCGACTGCAGTTACGTGCTGCGAAGTTAGGTCTCAAGAAAAAACGTGAAATGATGAGCAAAGGATTCAAGAATGAAGCAACAACATGGGTCAGTCCGTCTAGTCTCTATAACTCCAGAAGCGGAGAAGATGATGGGGTACGTAGCGAGGGTGAGCAACCCGAACAATCAGGACAACCCCAAAGTATCGGGACTCCTTAGTTATTGTATCAAACATAATCACTGGTCTGTATTTGAACAAGCGTTCATGACACTAGAGATTGAAACGAATCGGGGAATAGCAGCTCAGATTCTGAGGCATAGATCGTTCACATTCCAGGAGTTTTCTCAACGGTATGCTGATAGTTCTATGCTAGCAGAAAGCATTCCTCTTCCAGACTTACGTCGTCAGGATAAAAAGAATCGTCAGAATTCTACTGATGATTTAGATGCTTTTCATAAGCAAGAGTTTGAGATTGCTATCCAAAGACACTTTGCTTCTGGTATGGATTTATATCAGACTATGCTTGATCACGGTGTGGCAAAGGAATGTGCTAGATTTGTGCTTCCTTTGGCAGTTCCCACAAAAATCTACATGAGCGGCTCAGTTCGTTCGTGGATGCATTATATCGATCTGCGTTCTGCTCATGGAACACAGAAAGAACACATGGATATCGCTAAACAATGTCGCGATGTATTTGTAAAACAATTACCTATTTGTGCTGAAGCACTGGAGTGGTCATGAAACTATTAACGTTGGAAGATTATGAATTGGCAGGTCAAACATTTTGGCCTAAGTATTGGTATGTTGCCAAAGAACTTGGTGAGGATGCCAAACCTGAGCAAGTCATTAAAGTTATGGAAGCAATTGGTGGTGTTGCACTGAAGCTAGCACTAGAAGAAAAGGGAGCAGGTCCATTTGGATTTAATAAAGTAAAGGAGGGAGACGATGGCGACTTACCCAGTGATTAACAAAGAAACTGGTGAACAAAAAGAAGTAAGACTTAGTGTTCATGAGTGGAGTCAGTGGAAAGATGACAATCCAGAATGGGATAGAGATTGGAGTGATCCATCTACATGCCCTGCCTCTGGTGAGGTTGGTGAATGGAGAGACAAGATGAGTAGAACACATCCTGGTTTTCATGATATAATGAAGAATAAGATTGCTCCTAAGGCACCAAGAAACAGAACCATCACACAAAAGTATAACTGACATGCCAGCTAGAAAGAAGACTACTAAAGCACCTGGACAAGGTATGAATGCGAAGCAGAGGAAGCGTCGTAAGCCTATTGATGAAGCATACATGGTTCCAATCGAACCTCTCACTCACAATCAACAAATCATGTTTGATGAGTGGGACAAAGGTAAGATGGTCTATGCCTACGGTGTCGCAGGCACAGGTAAAACATATGTTGCTCTTTACAAAGCACTCAAGGATGTACTCAATGAGTATACACCTTTTGAAAAGATCTATATTGTCCGCTCTCTTGTCGCTACTAGGGAGATTGGTTTCCTTCCTGGAGACCACGAGGATAAGTCTTCTCTCTATCAGATACCATACAAGAACATGGTTCAATCCATGTTCGAGATGCCAGACGATGCATCATATGAAATGCTCTACGATAACCTGAAGGCACAGGAAACTATCTCCTTCTGGTCTACTAGTTTCATACGTGGTACTACACTAGACAATGCTATCGTTATCATTGATGAGTGTCAGAACCTAAACTTCCACGAACTTGATTCAATCATCACTCGTGTGGGACAAGACAGTAAGATCATTTTCTGTGGAGACGCAGCACAAACTGACCTTCAAAAGATCTCTGAACGTTCAGGTATCCTAGACTTCCAACGCATCCTACAAAACATGGATGAGTTCGCACTGGTTGAGTTTGGTGTGGATGATATCGTTCGCTCTGGTCTTGTCAAATCTTACATCATTAATAAAATTAATCTGGGTCTATGAAACTGTTCAATCATGTGGGATTAGATCCTATTGAAATGTCTGCTGAAATGGTGGAGGGCAAACGTGTTTATCTTACACCAACAGGACATCATTATCCATCTG